TAGCCAGTCCACCGGAAGAACCGGAAGCACCTCCGACGCCAAGCGCTCTGATTTTTCCGGAGATGAACGTAAGGGCTTCACCGGCTTTGGTCTTAATCAAATCCCATCCGTTTGAAACGATTTTCACAATGCCGGAATCCGTGCCAAACAAATTGGAGAAAAACGTCTTTAATCCATTGTAAGCATCCTTTAGGGCTGGAACCTGGTCGATAACCTCGCCGACTTTTGTTTTCAAATCGTTGAAGGTCTTGATGATGTTCTTTACGCTATCAATAGTGTCAGAAACGTCCGTAACCGCTGTTGACACATCTTTGATGGCAAGGTAGGCACCCTTGAATGCTTTCTGAATAGCAAGGCCAACAGCGCTAAGAGCGCCGTTGTAACGATATTCGTTCTCGATTTCGGCTTTGCTGGTCTTTATATATGTTTTCATGTCAGAGAAAACGGACTTAAAGGAATCTTTAGTTTTAACGATAGATTTCGAAGTGTTGGACAAGGCGCCAATAGAATCAGTGAACCCCTGCGAAATCTTCTTGCCGACATCCGACACAGCGTTGATACCGTCCGAGAAATCCGTGAACGCAGACTTGATTTTCTTGAGCCAGTCAGTCAGACCGCCACCAACATTCGACAGAACGTTACGAAGGCTTATGGCGGTCTTTTCGAGGCTGTTTTCGTCACCATTTGCGGTCATGGCAATATTCGCATCGCCCATGCCATAGTTGTCCTGCGTCAACTGCTGGCCGAGTGCAATCACAGAATCAGAGAGCTTCTGCATCGCATTTTCAGCTAGTTCTTTGGCGCCGGAGATACCGTTGGCGAGGCCCTGGTCGATATAGATACCAAACTGTTCAAAGAGCTTGGAAGGGGAGTGGATGTCCGTCTCAGTGGTAAACTTGTCGATGATGGCTTTAGCAAGATTTGCGGCAGCGCCAGTTGCGTTACTGATTCCGCTCTGAATTCCTTTTACAAGACCTTGCCAAACGTTTTTTCCGGCTTCATACATTTTTGATGGCAGAGAAGCAATTGCGTCTGCAACTGCGTTTACCATGTTTGCAGCAGCTTTTCCTGCTTCAGCCGCCCAGTTTTCTACTCCATCCAAGAACTTTGTGAAGGATTCACCAGCCGATTTAATGTGGTCATCCAAATGAACAAACCAATCAATCACGCTCCCGATATCCGATATCAGATCAGCCAAACCAAGAAGAGCGTTAGCAATAAAGCCTTGATTCATCGAAACATCAAGGCGTTCTGCTTCGGTCGGGCCTTTACCAACCCAGCGAACAAACGTTTTAATGTCTGAAATAAGATCAGCCAAACCAAGAAGAGCGTTCGGAAACAGCGTTTTGTTCATGGTGACATCTAAACGCTCAGATTCGCTAATTCCATCTTTGACCCAACGAATAAAATCGGAAATACTGTCTACGATTTGAGCAAAACCGTCAACAAAGAAGGAAGCCATGTTTCCGGCATCAATTCCAAGCTGTTGGAAGGAACTGTGCCAATCGGATTTCAAATTAAAAGACTCTTTCTCACTTTCACTTCCCAATCCGCGAATTGCAACAGAAACAGCCTCAAAGCCGATAACAGCCAGACCGGCCACTGGATGCCCGCTGACAATCAATCCAATCCCGGCTAAAGTCATAGCCAAGTCGCCCAAGTCTAAGTCTAGTTTTTTTACGACTTTTCGAATTGTTTCAAAAGCGTTAGAAACGTTTTCTTTCCATTCATCAGGCAAAAGGCCAAGAATCTGTTGCGCAAGTGTCTTAATAGACTCTTTTAGATGCTCGATAGACTGTCCGAGCTTTCCTTCGGTGAGAGAAATATTCCACCCCTGAGAAAAGCCGAGCGCTGCAAGTTCGATAAGACTTTTAATTCTTTGCAAGCCGGTTCTGAACTTTTCGCTGTTTTGGTACAAATCTGCAAAGCGCCATGCAATCAAAGCGACTGTTCCAGCAATCACGACAAGTTCAGGATTGACAAACAACAATTTTTTTCTTATTTCTTCAACAAGCTGTCCCAGTTTATAAGCTAATCCGTGAGCATCATTTAACTGCTTAAAAAGAGCTTCTGCAATTTTCCATGCAGCAAATCCAGCAGATACACCAGCGATGATGGGAAGAAGTTTTTTAATCTTCTCTTTGATTTCATCAACGGAAGAACCGACATAGTTCTTGAACATATCATAGCCGGACAAGTCTACATCGCCCAAAATGTTGCCAGCAGCGCCAGCGCCAGAACCGGAGTTTTTGGAAGAACTCTTGTCCTTCTGGATGACGTTCAGTTCATCAAAGCCCATGATGTAGTTCTTGAATGCCTTTGCAGCCTTGCCGGTCGCTTTGGTGGTGTTATCCATCGCATCTGTGACACCACCAACAGCATCACTTGCACTGCTGAAATCTGGGAACTCCACCTTGACGCCCATTAACGATGCGATACCGGTTACAAGTTCTTTGACCAGTTCAACGGCTGCGATCAGCGGCGGGAGGATGGATTTCAGGGCGGGGTAGAGCAAAGAGCCAACCGCACGAGCCAGACTGTTCAGCTGTGCCTGCAAAATGCGAATCATATTGGCAGGGCTGGACAGAGTGCGGGCGAAGTCTCCCTGTGCATCGGTGGTCTGCTTCATGATGGCAATGTACCGCAAAACAGCCTTATCAGCCTGAGACAGGGTAGAAACGCTCTGCGAATAGCCAAGATTAAGCAGCTCCTGCTGCAACCGTGCGTTAGAAATATCGACACCCAGACGGCGAATCGGTTCAAGTTCGCCGGAGATAGCCGCCTGAATTTTTGTAAAGGATTCCGCAACAGGGATATTCTTCAAAGAAGCAAGGTCGTATCCAAGCTGCGTCAGGTTCTTGGACAGCACATACGCCTTGTCGCTTGCCATGCCAAACGAGGTGGTCAGACCCTGAATTGTTGCCATGTTGTTCATGGCTTCGGTTGGGTCGATGCCAAGCAAGGTCTCCATCTTGTTGATGAACGTGCTTGCTTCGCCGGTCAGCCCCTTCATGGACACGCCAAACAGGTTTGCGGCTTCATAGTAGCTATTGAACTTTTCCGCTGCGTTGCCAAGATACGTGGCAATGGCTTTCAGCGAGACCAGCTTTGCGGCAGACCGCATGAAGCTGTTCATCTGGCTGGAAAGGCTCATGTAGCTTTTTTTCTGCCGTTCGTTGGCTGCGGTCACGCGATTTGCCTGTGTCACAACTTTGCTTAACTGCGGAGGTAGCTTTGCAAAGGCGTTGCCTACCTTGTCAAGCTGAGATGCAAGGGGAGCAAGAGCGGTGGATATCTTCTGACAAGAATCCGCGAAAGAATCAAGGTCTGCCGCTTTTAGCTTGTCGGTCAGGTCGGGCACAGTGCTAATTGCCTTGAACACACTACCGAGAGATTTCAAGCCGGAAATGTCCAAAATGGAAAGGGGGGCAAGAGCATTCGTTAACTGCGTGATGCTACCGGACATGGAGTAGAAGTCCACGCCGTTCAGAGCAGATACCGCGTTTGGAATCTTCTTGATGGCATTTACAACAGATTTAACGCCCTTTACACCAGCGGTTGTTTTGACAGAAGAGATGCCATTCAGGAAGTTTGTGACCTTATCCAGACCAGAAATACCGGCAGACGCTTGTTTCAGCGCGGAAATGGAACTAGACAGCTTATCAAGGCTTGTACAAACCTTACCAACACTGCCCTTCGTCCGCAAATTAGAAATGGCGGTAGCAAGCTTGTCAATGTTAAGCTCTGCACCCTGCGATTCCGCAGAAATTTCTACGGATAAGCTTGTAATATCAACATCAGCCATTGCTACCACCGTCCTTCTGATTCATCATAGAGAACATTGCCCTCTTGATGCGTTCCTGCGCTTCCAATGCGCGTTGGTATTCGTACTCGTCCTGCTCTTTCTGAGTGAGAGGAATCGGTCTATCCATGTACTTGATGGGGCTAGACCCTTTCTTGCGGAACATATTGCCAACCGTAGAGGAAAGCGCAGATGCCGTGTAGAAACCATTTCTCCACGCTTCAACATTGGCTCTGCGGGCGCGCAGTTCTTCCGCGTCCCGGTAGACCTTTGCCAGCCAGACATCATCACGCCAGAACTGGTCATAGGTCATGCCAATGGAAATGTAATAGGCTTCTACATCGTGGAACAGCTTAGACACAGAGAATGGCTCTGTGTTGCTGCCCGATTCTTGAGACTGTGAGGTTACACAATCTCCCACGTTGCGTTTTTTGCGGTCTTGTCCTCTTCATCGGTGGCAATTAGAGCCTTGACGGACTCTGCATACATTTCCATCAGGGCAGCCATCAGACCTTCCTTGTCCTCGATGTGGTCAAGCATATCGTCAACCGCACTGCGCTTGATGCCCTTGTTGCGAGCAATGAATGCGCCGTAGAACAGAGCCTTAGTGTTTTTAACAGGGTTGATGCCGTTAGAGAACTCGTAGATCTGGAAGCCGTTGCGTTCAGTAGCTTCGGCACTCTCGCGGGTGAAGGTCAGTTCGTAAGTGTTCTTGCCATCGGGGGAATGAAAGTTGATAACCTTAGCAGCCATAATAAATGCTCTCCTTTATAAATAGGAGCAGAACCAAATCCGTTGTTCAGTTCTGCCCGGTTTGATTGATTCGATTTTTGCGGTTTAGCCGCCAGTGACAGTCAGGGTCTCGCTGAACTCAGGCTTCTTGGTGAAGATGCAGTTAATGGTCATTTCCACAACCTCGTCCACGCCAAAGCCGGACAGACCAACCTGATGCATACCCTGCCAAGTGAAGCCGGAGCCGTCCTGCATCTTCAGGGCGTAGTACTTCACGGTGTTGCTCTCAGAAGTCTCATCGTAGCCAGCTTCCTTGACCTTCTTGTAGTCAGTCTTGTTGTAGTTGGCGGTGAAAGACTTGGTGTCGCTCTGGATGATGCCAAAGATGTTGACCTGCATAGGGTCAGACAGAGTAGTGGCATCCAGAAGGTTCGGCTCAGAGATCAGGTCGGGCACATCCTTGATGTCGCACAGCTTCGTCAGAGCGGTTGAGCTGTCGCCACAATACAGGGTGGTATTTAGACCGGAGATAGCAGTACTCATAGAATGTTTACCTCCTTAGTTTCGGTAAATCATTCCGTCCTCTCCGATTGTTGCCCCATAGCTGCAATCAATCCGATAGACGGAATTGTTATACAGCCCATTCAACGGGGCAAACGACTTGCGATAAAATTTAAGCGGTTCAAGAATAGAATCCACGATGCCAACAATGGAGCGTGCTTCTGCAATACGCCCGGTGTTCTTGTTAGAGTAGACCCGCACACGCAGGGAAACGGCAGCATACTTGCTGTGACCGGCAGAATCAATGTGCACGGGCAGATTACTGTTTTCTTCTATCTGCACACACGGAAACCTCTTGACGTTGCTGTCGTTGATTTCACCGGTGACAAAGATGCCGGGGACTTGCTTTCGCAATTCCTTGGCAACAGCCGTGAAAATGGAATTGAAATAATCAATCAACTATTCCAAACCTCCCTCCACGTTGCTTCGACTTGAGAAGCCATTTCCTCAACAGCTCCCCACATAGCCATAGCTGGTTCATTGCCGCTGGTTACGACTAGCGTTCCCTTGTTTTTGTACATCACGGTGTTGGCATCATTGCCGGGGTCTCCGTAGTAACTCCAGTGGTCACGCTTGCCGTTCCCTTTTCCGTAAGTGCCGTGTTCTCCAACACCAGCAGGAAGCTCGCCGCCATAAGCGGAATGCGCTACGCCAGTGCCAAACTCGATAAAGGCAACTGCCTTGCCCTCTGCAACGATGGTACAAGTCTTGTCTTTTTGGTTGATATGGCATTTCACGTCATTGGAGCCAGAATATTTCGCATTGGCAAAACGTATCTTTGCGACTTCAAGACCTAGCCACGAAAGGCGAAAAGCAAGTGCTTTAGCCTTTTTGTTCAGGGTGGTCTTGTACTCCTGTATCTGACGTTCCGCATCACGAAGTCCAGCATCGCTCAACCTCACTTTAATTTTCACTTGCAGCCACCTCTTTCAGCGCATACTTCGTGTCCGTGATATGCTCTGCGACCTTGACCACAATGTAATTGAAGGGCTTTGAAACGTCCGTCTGAAACCAGACGCGCGTACCTTCATAAAGCGGTGTATTGAGCTTTTTGCTGGACGAACTGACAACGTAGCTGTAATCCGTGAATGCTCCAAAAGGACTTGCTTCCGCAGAACCAGTAGGAGGGCTGACGTTCAGCATCAGCTTTGCAGGGTCACTCCACGTCTGCGATGTCTCGCCAGTCTCGTTGCCCCACTCGTCCACAACAGGCGTTTTCTCGCCAACCGGGTTTGAATACCACAACGGGCGTTTATCCAGCGGGCTTCCATTGAACATCAGCCGATAACACCTACTCTCGGAACCACATCATTCAGCAGGGACTGCGCCACATCGGAACTTTCCCACACACGAGTAATGCCATTGTTGGTATAGCTCGTCTGTCCGTTTGCACCGATGTGGTTGTACAGTTCTGCTGCAATGCGTATTTGCAATGACTGATACTGCAAGGGCAGCTCGTCCGGTCTGTTGCCAAACGGGTAGCCCTGCGCAAATATCTTGTCTTTGGCGAAATCAAGCAGCAGGTCGAAGAGTGGGTAGTCCTCGTCCGTGATTTCACGGTCAAGTGCAGGGGCGATGTACTGCCCCAGCTTGACTGCCGCTTCGGAATGCTGGTCTCCCATGCTGCTTCCCTCCTTTCGCCTTAGTAAGCCTTGATGCAGTACACAGCGTCCATGCGCTCAAAGGACGGCAGGACGATTTCGGAGACGTAGATGTTGGTGTTGACAGGATGCACTGTCTGCTCGGTGGTAACAGCAACGCCAGTGTTCACAACGGAAACCTGTGCGTTGGAGATGCCAGCCATCAGGTCAGCTTCCTCAGGGGTAGCAACATAGTACATATTGCCCAGAGAGCCAGAAGGAGCCAGCACGACATAGCCATCAGGCAGATACTTTTCGGCAGCGGCGGTCTCCTCCGGCTTAAACATCTTGTCGTACAGATGGATGCGGATGCCGGATGCGATTTCGACAACGGAACGTGCCTCAGAATCGACAAGAACAGCGGTGGTGGTCTTCATAACCGTCAGAAACCGGTTCTTGATTTCATCCGCAGCAATCATCTTGTGGAAAGTGTTGGTGTTCATGTAGGCATCGGTGATAATCTCACCAGTGTTTGCCAGCACGGTGTTTGCGGCAGTGGTCATCGTGGCGATGGGGGTTGCAGTGGTAGGAGCATCCCACTTCTCCTTGGTAGCCAGAGCCTTGTAATTAGACTGCTTCCAAGTGCCGTCAGGGTCGTAATCGTAGACGTAACTCACGCCGTCGGATTCGATGGAAATGCCGGGCTTGCCATCCTTGGGAGCCAGAAGCTGCCATACCATGCGCTCAGGAACGATACGAGCACCAGTGATAAGCTGTGCCGTATCATCGTAGACACGATTGATAACGTCTGCCGCAAACTCCTGATTGGTAGCCAGAACAGAGATAATCTTGCGGCGGTCTTCCTCGTCAATGTGAGTGCCCTCACGGAAGAACGGCATACTGGTCTCGGTCATCTTGATGCCCTGACGAGTACGGAACGTAGCCTTAGTGTCGAACACGCTAGGCTTCAGCGAAACGCCAACGCCCTTGTGACCACGCAGCCACTTCAGTTCCATGCTGACCTTCTTACGGGCAGGGAACAGAGCATCAGAAGCATAGGGCTGCGCATTGGTCGGGTCATTCGTCCAGTAGGCGGCAATCGCAGCAGGGGAGAAGATTTCATTCAGATTCAGTGCCATAATTTAGTCCTCCTTACTCGCTCTTTGCGCCAACATCGGTACGGCAGAAAACGGCGGGAACAGCCTTTTTCAGAGCGGCAATATCGTTTGCAGAATAGGTAAAGCCAGACAGCTTTGCCTTGTCCACATCAATAACGCCCTGAATCAGCAGTGCGCCATTGGGGTTGACGGCAGGGTCAACGGTGTGCAGCAGAATGCCAATGGCATCAGTAGCCGAATCAGCAGCACTGGTGCCAGTAGTGGCAGCGGCTTTCAGGCCAGTCTTTGCCATAGGATAGCCAGCCGGAACAGCATTGGTCTCCTTGACGGTAAAGGGAATGGCAACGTAGGTATCAGCAGCCAGAATAGTGCTTTCAGGAGCCGATACCGGAGTAGTGGTATACTTCATGTTTTCCTCCTTAATGGAAAGCAGTCATTGCGTCACTCGATGCCTTGTTTGCGTCTGCACGCTCCTTCGCAAAGCGTTTAGCAAAGGAAACACCTGCGCTATCTGCGCCGTCACCATTGCCATCCGCACCCGGAGGTGTGGGCATATCCTTCAGCAGAGAAGCCTTGTATGCGGTGTCATGGGCGGTCATAAACTCCGACTGGAACTTAAACACCTTGTCCATGTCACCGTCAGCCAGCGCAGATGCAGCCTTGTTGGCAAGTTCAGCGTCATAACCCTGTGCAACGAACTTCTCACGGTAAGATGCAAGGGTCTTTTCCTTGACGAGGTTCTCTTTGTCGGCAGTAAGGGCTTCAATCTGCTTCTGCATCTCTGCCAGCTTGTCAGCCTGTTCCTGTGCGGCATTCTCGTCATCAGTACGCTTTGCCTTGAGTTGCTTCTTGTACTCGGCAGCTTCGCCATTGGCTTTCGTCACGGCGTTGCGCAGCTTCTCGACCTCTGCGCTAGGGTCTGCAACCTTTTCAAGCGCAGAGATGATTTCATCGGCGGTCATGCCCTCTTTGTAGGCATCACCAAGCAACACATTGAGTTTCATATCGTTAATTTCCTCCTGCGTTTTTTTATCGTTGCTTCCCTGCAACGCTGCGAAATTTGTATCCCGGCTTCCCTGCCGTGTTTATGGCAAAGGACTATTCGTCCTCTGTTTCTTTATTGGTGTCGGTAGACTGTTTGTCTGCCATGTTCCTGGCATTTGTGTCGGTAACATCCTGCTTAGGCTGTTCCTGTGGCTTTGGAGCTTTCCCATCCTCGCCCAGCTTGCCAGCGGCAATCAGGAAAGGCTTGCTCATTTCGTAAGCAGCCTGCGGGTCAGGGAACAGACCGGGCGTAGTGAACGCCAGCTGCGGGTCAATGGTCTGCTGCAACATCTGTGCAAAAATCTGAACCTTGCTTTGCTGGTTATCGTACTGGCGGCGTGGCAGTTTGATATTGATGTCGCTTGCCATCAGCTTAGAACCAGCCGTATCACGCAGGATTTTCAGCATTACAGACAGGCTCTGGCGTTCAGCGTACTTGAACATATTCTCGTACTGCTGCGCCCTCGCTTCGGTGTGATTCCAGCCGTTTCGGACAATGACTGCGCCCACGTTGTCGGACGTTGCATTCTCGCTGCCAGTAGCACTAGGCATGGCAGTCAAGCTGCGGTACACGTTCAACATGGAATCAAGCAAGGTCTGGCTCTGCTGCTGGTCAAGTTCGTTTGCAATCTGAGAAACGGAAGCGGGCAGACCAGAAGTGGATTTCAGGCACATTGCGCCCAGTTCCTTGACCTTGTTGAGCGCATCCTCGTCCACAAGGCAGTTGGTAAACACCATGATGGACTGAATGAACTGCGCCACGCCGTCCAGACGGTTGCTTTCAAGGTCGTTGATGGCATCCAGCACAGGGATAGCCGGTTCAAACAGACCCATACGCTCCGGGTTCAGCTTGTATTCGACCATCGGCAACATTCCCAGAGAGTGATTCTCAGACTTTGTGACCTTGCCGTTGTCGATTTCAAAGTACTGGTTTGGCGTATACACGCAAATCAGGTCGTTCAGGTCATTCTGATAATTGCGTGGGATGTGCAGCACGTTGGCGATGGGCTTGTGTCCGATGCCGGAATTGTAAATCACATACGCCATATCCGGGTCTGGAACATCCACCAGCAGGGGCGTTTCGTCCGGGTAGTTTCCGTTGTACCCCTTGTCAGGAAGAACAATGCGGTATCCCTGTCCGCACTCCAACAACCACTGCCAAAGCCGCCGATCGAGCGCATCCTTGCCCTCATACTGCAAGGCGTTGGACAGGCGGGCGATTTCCTCACCGTCACCAGTTGCCGTTTCAGACCGCACATAAGAGCAAGGAGTGCCGCTCATATAGCCTGTGTAGAAGCCCACGCATTCGTTGGCGTGGTTCTCTACAATGCGGTTGGTGATTTCAGCATGGTACTCCTTCGTGCGATGGAGGACAGGCTGGCTACCCAAGTAGTAGTTGTGCAGAAAACGAATCTCGTTCTTGTTCAGCAGATGAATAGGATCTGCCTTGCCCATGACCACTTTCAGCACGTTCGTCCGATTGATTTCCGTCTCCGGCGTTTCAATCGGTCTGCGCCCGGTCAGCGGGTCATTCAAAAAGCCGTCAACAACTATCTGATACTCAGCCATGCGTTCCTCCTTTCCGGCAAAATAAAAAAGCGCAGCAAGACAAACCTGTTAAGGTCTATCTCACTGCGCCAAAACTGCGCTTCAAAAGCTATTTACTTTTCTGGCGGATGGATGATTTTCACCCATCCTTCCCTTGTGTCTCCTTCGATAACACCCTTGCATCTGTCGCACTTAAAATGGTATCGTCCGTCCACTTCGCCAAGATAGCGGTTGCAGCGGACGTTCTTATAGATAGGGTTCTGCCGGATACAAGGGCAACAGATTCTAACTAACATGAGCGCTCCTTTCGTTGAATTCCTGGAAACAGGCTGTTGAGCACAGACCTGTCAGAAGCTACTGGGAAACTGTTCGCACTTCCAGCCGTGCTATTCTTCGCCCGAAGAAAACCATTGCAGCTGTTTCATTCTGCTGTCGGACAGATGTTTGGCTGCAATTTTGGTGCTGCGTAGCGGGTTTGAACCGCTTCGTGTCAGTTGGGGGAATACAAACAACGTTTCGTCCACTCGAAAACGCAACATATAATCCCCGCGACAGAGAAAGGCAGCTGTCGCGGGTGAGTGAGAAAGGAGTGTAATGCAACAAACTGACGCGTAAAAATGACCAAAACCACGTCAATGCAATACATTAGAGGAAGCTGCAAATCTTCCTGTTTATATTTTAAGCCAAAAAGCAATCCAAAATCAAATTTTTGTTTCCAAGCACTGCTATATATGACACTTTTCTCAAAAAGGCCTCTTGACAGGCTCGATTTTACTGATTCCGTTATACAATTCATCGGCAAGCTGTGCCAGGCTGTCCGGTGCATCATCGTGCGGAACTTTGCCAAGCTGCGTGAACATCGTCACCTGTTCCATGAATGCCTTGTACTCTTTTGACTGGTGTTTTTCGTCAAGGAAATAGAACCGTTTGATGTCTGGCGCGTACTGGATAATTCTTGACAGCTTGCTTTGACCACTGGGCGCACGTTGGCTACGAACAGAGCAGTGATAGCCTTGCTGCCGGAGCTGGCTGTCTACCACGTCACAGTATTCGTCACCGCCGTTGTTAGCTTCGCCGCGCACCACGTTAATTTTATGCTGGATGATTTTGCCAACGACTTCCGGCCTAGTCACGGTCTTATCGCCGTTGTTGAACACAAGGTCAGGAATGAACACAGCATCTCCGTACACATAGGCGATAGGACAAGCCGTAAAGTCACCACCGCCCCATGCAATATCCATGACCATGAGCTTACGATCAGGCTCCCCATCAGGCAGAACGCCATTGAAATACCGAAGTTCATCGGCGGGGAACAGCAAGCCTTCGCGCACATAGGGCTTGCCCATGTACTTTGCCCACCATGTTGCATCGTCAATGCTGGCTTTCATGTCTGCATAGTAGGCATCGTCAAAACCAACGCCATAGTCATAATTGAAGTTGCTGTGTCCGTTTTCGTCTACCGCAGGAATCACCCGGAATCGGTACTTCGGGTTGTCTGCATACTGGTTCTGGATGCGCCCCAGAGGGTCAAGCACGTTCCAACGTGTACCGACCATCAGCTCCAATGCGCCCTGCTTTTTACGGTCTTTCAGCTGGTTCAGATAGGCATCGTATTTGTTGTTCAGCCGCTCAACATTCAGGCTTTCCTCCAAGTCCTCGATCAAGTCATCACTGTACAGAACGCCGCCCTCACCGATTTCAACAGCACCAGTCAGCGTACCGCCAATAGAGCGACAGGTCAGGGTGGGGAAGCGCTTCTTTCGGTTCAGGTCAACACTTTCGTCCTTTGCGCTCTTGTCCACAAGCTGAACGTCAGGGAAGATTTTGCCCCAGTTGTAGGTCACAGGGTCGGTGATGATGGACAGAACTTCGCCGTAGAATCCATTTGTCAGCTTGTCAGAGTGTCCACTCATAACCGATGCAACGTCAGGGCGGTTGCCCATCAGCCATGTGATGAAAAATATACAAAGAGTTGATTTTCCTGTTCTCGGAGCCATAGAAATTCCCAAGAAATCTACACGATGGAAAAACAAATCCTCTAGGTCATTAACAAGCGTGTGGAGAATACGTCTGCGTGGCTGGTAGAACTTCTTCTCCGGCGCACGATTCCATTCAAGGTAGATGCAATAGCTGTCGAACACATCTTTCGCTTCAAACAGGTACGTCCGGCCGATAATGTCATAGACCTTTGCCACGTCCTCGCCTGTTTTCATCTTGCCCATCATGGCTGCACAAACAGAGCGCAGCTCGCCAGAGTATTTATAGGCATCGAACCGCTTGTCTTGCGACAGGGCTTCTCTCAGGTTCACCACCGCCTGAAACCAGTCCTCGTAGACCTGTGCTTCGGTCGGATTCTGCTTTGCATACGCTTTGATACTGTCAATGATGGCGATACACTGTTTTGGCTGCATAAAAAATAGGCACCCCCTACCTGAAAATGTAAAGAGTGCCTACAACTGCACAAAAATCAAATATTCGGTTTTATAATGCGATTTTAGAAAATTTCTTTCTCAAAATCAATTAAAAGAACTGCCCGACCGTTTCTAATCCTTTTTCTACCTTCTTCATTATGCTGTTTTCGGATAGATACTCCATGCCTTTCAAGGTAATCTGCGGGTGAATCGGCTCTACAATATGCGGGAACTTGTTCGTCAGGTCTTGCGTGTAGACCAGACCGCGAATGAAACCGTTCATTTGCAGTTCGATCATAATCTGTTCCCAGTCAGAGACCTTCATCTTCATCGCCTTTGCAGAGATAAGCTCATAGTCAAATTCTTCATCGCCCTTGTGCTTATCCAGCAGTTTGAGAATCTTGTAGATGGCATTAAAGTTGTCCATAAGCTGCTCCTTTCACCTGTTCTGTTCAGCAATCCGATACCATGTCTGGCGGGTCACGCCAAGCTGCTTGGCAGCGTCATTCTTTATATAATGTCGGCTCACGTTTGCTATTACAACCAACTTTCATAATGTAATCAAGATATTGTTTTACCATCGTGCTATCTTCGCAAATGCTGGCATACATAGCCAACTGGATATTCTGCCCTAAGTTTGATTCAGTTGGTTTAATGGTCAATCCTTCATTTTCAAAAATCAGAATGGAATTTGCTAATTTGCATCCTTCAACAAAAGCAAACAATTCTTCGTATTTCACAAAATCAAAAATTGAACGTAGCTTTGTCGTTCCATCTTGAACAATCAAATTACCGCCATGAATATTTTCTAGTTTTTCAGTTAAATCCATCTTTTGTTTCTTACTCATATTGATGTTCCTCCAAAAGAATGGTATACTGTTGTTGCACCATTCTTTTTCCTGTTTTGATGAAGTTGGTGTATTCTTAGCGGTGGCTTGTGGTTGGGCTACCGCTATTTTTATTTGCGTATCTTTCGATACGCTCATACCAAGTAGATTTTCCAATGCCAAGCTGCTTGCAGCACTCTTTTACGGTGATTTCGCCTTTTTGCTGTTGCCCTAATAGGCTTTCAAACTGCTGCTCGTCAACTTGCTTTTCCTGTCTACCAAAGCTACGGCCTGTTCTCGCTGACACTCGCTTGCCATCAACAATGGGCATGGCTGCTATGCCTTCTGCCTGACGTTGCTTAGTTTTCTTGCGTTCCTGTTCAGCTACTGCGCCCAAAACCTCAATAAGGATGTTGTTTACCATTTCCAGCACCCACGTCTGGTCTTGGAAGTCAATAAGCGTGGTCGGAATGTCGAGAATGCGAACAATCACGCCTTTTTCTTTGAACCACTGAAGTTCTCGCTTCATCTCGTCTTTGTCACGCCCGAATCGGTCAAATTCCTTAACAATGACCTCATCCCCAGCCTTGACAGTCTCTTTCAATCGTTTATATTGCGGACGATCAAAGCTGCTGCCCGTCATTTTATCACAAAATACATTCTCGTCCGGGATGTCGAACCGATCTCGTGCGATTTTAAGCTGTCTTGCAAGGCTTTGCTCCTTACTAGACACTCTAGCTAAGAAGTAACGCATTTTTTTCACCCATCACTTGATGTCAAACCCATTTTCGACTTTTGTCTCACGAGGGACTACCATAATCTTGTATCCCATAACCCTTAGTGTTTCATCCAGCTTGTTGACACTAATGTTTTTGTGCCTTAGACGTTCATTCAAGGTTTTAAGCGGAATGTCAAGCATATCACTTAACTTCGCTTGGTTCAATTCCTTCAATTTCAAAATTTCCTTTATCGCTTCACTTGCCGTCATTTTTCTTCGCCATCCTTTCTTGATTCTATTATATCAAGATATTTCTGGATGTCAAGATATTTCTGGACTTTCTTTGCTTGCGCTTATATTATATATAAATATACTCTAGTATGTATTTATACATACTAGAGTAGTATAAGGATGTTTACTTAGTTAATCACAATCAGTGAGAAAATTTTCTATAATAAGGAGTAATTCTTCCAAACTTCATTTCCGTAAAACTTTGGGTCTTGACAAGCATATTTTCACGCTTTATACTTGTTTCAGCGAAAGCGAGGTGATAAGCTTGGCAAGACGAGCAGAAACCTCGGAACGTGATAAGCTGCACATGATAAGCACCCGGCTCACAGAGAGCCAGATCGCAAGCATGGAGAGCAGCGCAAAGGCATTGGGTATCTCAAAGGTCGATGTTATCCGCATGGGTATCGAGTGGGTAGCATCCTACGTTGAAAGCATCAAGGCATAAAAAAATAAGCTACCAGCCGCAACCACCACGAAGCCACTGATAGCTTATCCACATCACGAAACGAGAACCTGCAACCACCAAGGGGGCAGTCTCCCTTTTCGGAATCTATTATACCAAAAAGGGCTGCTCTCCGCAAGAGTTAGGAGAAAAAAACATGAACTTTCCAACGAAAACCGAAGAATTTCTGAAAGCACTCGCACACGGCAAAGAGCCGACCAGCGAGGACAGGGAGTACGCAGAAGCACTGGGTAAGCTGTCCGAACTGAACTATCGAGCAGGGTACGAAGCGGGAGCATCCAAAAAGGATAGCTAAGTTTTGTGCAAAATGTAGAAAACGGGAAGATAGTACAGATAGCAGTACTACGGATAGTGTTTCATACCTTGACTTAGCACAAAACATAGTTATACTAATATCACCAACAATCGAAGGGGGGTGGGCTAATATGAGCAATCCTTATGCTGAGAGATACAATCGCACATTAACTATCAGCTTGACGGAACGCCAGTTCAATCACTTGCAAGACTACTGCATCAAGAACATGGTTTCCTTGTCTTCTGCGCTGCGAGAATCGTTTTTCTTGCTTCATCCGATGCTTAATGAAAAGAAATGATACGCTCGCTAAAGTTTGCCGACCGCAGCGAACGTATCATAAACAACACTGGAACAAGCTGTTCCAGCCTTATTATAGCAGGAATTGGCTTGTTCCGCAAGAACCATAGGAGTTTTTATGGAACAAAAGGTTAAATATGCTATCAATCTTATCAGCGAAAACGGGCAAGTTGTCGTTTCCAGCCGTGAAGTAGCAGAACACTTCGGCAAGGAACACAAGAACGTTATCCAGTCCATTGAAAATTTGGCGGCTGAAAATTCAGCCACCAAATCCATGTTCTACGAAACAACGTTTGAAAATCGTGGTAAACAGTATCCGATGTACCTCATGAACCGGGATGGGTTCAGTTTGCTCACGTTTGGCTTTACCGGCAAGGAAGCCCTCGAATGGAAGCTCAAGTACATTGACGCTTTCAATCAGATGGAGCAGAAGCTTACCAACCCGGAGCCTGAATCAACAGAGATGCTGTTGAGCCGCGCTCTGATCGCCGCTAACAGTGTTATCGACACGGAGCGCAAGAAGGTAAAGGCTCTGGAAGCGGAAAACGCCAAGATGAAGCCTGATTCCGATTACGCAAAAGCGATGCTACTTTCCGATGAAAGCCTGACTACCACGCAGATTGCCATGAACTACGGCATGAGCGCACGAAAGCTGAACAAGATTCTTAGAGAGCTTGGCATCCAGCATACAGTGAACAAGCAGTGGATTCCTTACCAGAAGTATCTTGGCAACGGATACGTTGTCGGGCATCCGATCGAGCTGCCGAACGGCAAGACGAAAGAGGTCACCCGCTGGACAAGAGCCGGTCAGAAGTTCATTTACAGCAAGCTCAAAGAAGCGGGCTATCTGCCTGTTGGCGAGCAAATCAGAATGGAGACGTGCTGATGGACTACTCGGAAGAAATGTTTCGGCTACAAGCTGAGAATGAAGAGCACAAAGCCGTTTTAGAAAAAAGCCATGAAATCCTTAATCAGGCATTAGAAATCATCATGCCAGAGGATAAGCGGTCAAGAGAAGTTGTAAGTGTAGCGCTAGCAACGTCCATACAACATTTTTGCGAGGACAGCTATTCAATGGGATACAATGATTGCTTGCTCGACATTCTCAGGGAAAAGGAAGAAGTCAGCGCTCCTATCATGTTTCCAACACTTAAATCGTAAATAGCCCATAAGAAAAGCCAGTGGTTAGAGAACATCTAGCCGCTGGCTTTTTGTGTTATGGGTCAATCTTGAATGGCAACCACTTCATAAGAGCTATAACCAGTAAATCCACTCAATGGATAAAGCTCAAACGATGCTGTTTGACCCGAAGCAAGGCTATCCATGATGTAAGTATACTCACCGCCAACAGGAACTTCATTGCCTTCGGTGTCTTTCATCTTGTAAAGGACAATAACCTTGACCGCATTGCTTGTAAACTGGCTGTTGTTCGTAACCTGTCCAGTGAATCGCAAATCATAGCCGGAACCACGTTTGGAAACGTTTGTAACAGCAAGTTCTCCAGCACGAACAATCTGATTGGCAGGGCTTGCTTCGTGAACGTTCCAGTTCTCTGCGCTTGTCGTGTATTCAATTCTTGCTGGCTTAACGCCATCGGAATCAAAAGCGATATAATCGCCATACCAATAAGAATCGCCCTCGCCAACCCAGTCCAGCGTTTCAGAATCGGTTTTTAAGACGGAACCATCTTCGCCGTATACCGTGACATTCAGCGAAACAAAATCGACCGCCCAATCGGTGTTAGGATTCTCAACCAATACAGCGTAGAACACATAGTATCTCGTTTTGCCGTATTCGTACTTGGTTTCAAGATGGCTATGGGATTCTTTGATTGTTATGGGTTGCACCTGTGTTGCATTGGTCTCTTCCAGCTCAATAGGAGCAGACCATTCATCAGGCTTTGCAGTTGCCATTGCGCTAATAGGCATAGCAAGCATCATAGCCGCTGCTAGAGCCGCCGCAATGATTCTCTTCCTCATTTTGATTCTTCCTTTCTTTGGCGTATTGCCTTTAGCTGATTATAGCACAATCTAGGCTCCGAAAGGGGTCTTTTTGTATTTTTTGGAATTTTTGGAGACTTGCACAATCGGATGGGTTCTGATTTGTGAAGGTGGGGTGGGTGTTGGCAATGAAAGCGCCTTTTTTATTTTGGTCGGAGGAGACGGGGCTCACCTGCCCCACCCCCGGCGTTCCCTATATGCCCTTCCGGTGCACCCCTGCCCACTCCAGCGCACCCGGAACGACGGCACACGACAGGCAGCAGGGCAGACCGGGCCAGATGCAAGACAGACCACACACAAGGCACGACACACACACCCGGACACTGAACACGTTACACCGGTCTGCACTCGATACCAGGCAGGCCACGCCGGGCAGATCGTACCGGCGTCAGGGCGCTGGACTGCCTGCAATGCGTCCGGCAAAGTGTACATTTTCGGACGTTTATTTTTGTCCATATTTATATGGATATATTTTGTCGAAATCATTGACAATCCATATATATATGGATATAATATAATCAGTCCAGATAAATATGGACTACAACCACATTGAACCAAAACAGGAGAACAAAAACCATGAAACAGACCATCGATTATACCGCACTTACCGATACCATCCGCGCCGAGCTCAACGCCCGCCACGACCGCAGCGCGTGGGATAAGGCCGTCACACTGTACGCCCTTGACCTGTTGGAAGATATCCAATGGTATGTCAACGACGCGGAGCGCTTGCCCCTTGACGGCGCAGAGCTTGAGCGGTGGGCGCTCAACGGTGCAAGCTGTTGGGAGCAGTACAGTAACGGCGGTTGCTCCATCTGCTATAACGCCGATATTGCCGCCCGCGTCTGCACCCCGTCCGAACTCAAGCGCACCGACGGCGGCATGAACGCCCCCAACAGCCGCGAAACGTGGCTTGACGTGCAAGCCCGCGCACTGTATCAGGCTTGCAACCGTATCCGCAAAATCTGCCGCGCCGACGGCCTGTATTATAAGGAGGTATAACAAGCATGATCGCTCTTGACTTTTCCCAGTGGGCTGCCCTCTGGTACGTGGGCGGCATGATTTCCGGCGCACTGGTTATGATCGCATTTCTTAACAGCTAAACAGGAGGGCTAAAAAATGACGTTGTTCGAAGAAAAAGTGAACGCATACCGCGAAAACAAGCGGCTCATTGAAGAGCTTGAAGCAATGAATGACGCTGTAAAGGCTGAAATTATTGACATGATGCACGGTGCGCCCGAAATGGTGCAGGGCACCGCAAAAGCCATTTACAAGGACGTGCAGAGCGTCCGACTTGATAGCAAGCTTTTACAGGTAGCGCACCCGGATATTTATGCTGAGTGCAGCAAAAAGACCGTTTACAAGCGTTTTAGCGTGGTATAAGGGGGTTTTAACAATGTGACATCACAGACAAGTACAACGCCGGGCTTTTGTCTCATTGCGAGTATTACGCCCTTTATGGCGTGGCGTTTAATATCAGGGAGGAGATTTTTTCAAAATGATTTTTTCCGTTGTTCTGTTCGTTTTTTGGTTTTTCAGCGCTTTGTTTAAGGCGAGCAAGTGAGGAGAGCTATATAATGACTACTACCACCATTAAGGGGATTGACCCCATGACCGGACTGTATACCACCCGATACTATGCACGCAAGGCCTGCCCCGGTGATTGCGTTGTTGTCAAGGTCTGCGGCGGTTATGCAATCATGACCGCAGCAGATTATAACATTTGGCGCTGCCAGCGCTGACGCACTTTCATATTCCACCCCGCCCACGTGGCGGGGCTTTTCTTTTGCCTTGCATCTGCTGAGGGTGCAGGGCTTTTATTTTTTCCTGCTACAATACAGCCAAATACAAGCGTTTACAACGGCTTTTCTGCCATCAATGCAATTTATACAGCCAACAACACAAAATAGCGCACAGGGCTTTACAGGGGCTTTTCCTGAGATTTGCCCAATTCCACCGCCACGATACCAGACCGGCAAAAGCGGCTATAATACCACCTGCGCCACGTTGGAGCGTATCACAGCGCCGCAACACCTCCAGCACATACCAGATACCAGCGTCACGCCCGGACGCTGTACAGCCCAGCACAGCCGCCCTATTATAATAAGGTATATAAGGATGCAGCGGCCACGCAAGCCCGGCGGGGTCTCGATGCTTTCTACACCTGGCATTAGCCTGGCACCGGGTTAGCCTGGCATTAGCCTGGCATTGTGCTTTCTTCCTGGAACGGCGGCGCGGAACCATTGACGGCTACCGCCGTATCTCTTTTCGGGCTTTCGCCCGATAGCCAATAAAGGTCAACAATAGTCGCAGCGTCCCGGATGGAATAGTCGTAATAGCTTCTGGAATAGTCGTAAAGTCGTCAGATGACTAGCTTTTGAAAGTCCTATATATAGTATAGCAACGAGCTGTCCGCTAATAGTCGCAGAGCAATAGTCGCAGCATTTTCTTGCGAGCCATCGTCAAATAGTCGTGTATTTTTTGTGTGAAATAGTCGTTTGCCTTTTAGAGAAAGAGAGGTGCGATAGTCGCTAAGTCATCCGACTGCATAAAAATCATAATCTATTGCATATAATCACAAATTTATTCATCCTATAGTTATATCTATTTCGTATAACAATCGTACTTATTATAGTATACAGACATAGTTACTCCCGATAATCACCGATTATTTCGTATAATAACTTATACCATCGGATTCGGTCTGTTCCTGCTCGATTTAATTCCCAGTAATACGCTATGGTATCATATTCAATCCATAGCATTTTACTAGGAATAGTCAATGCAACATTTCTACATATTCAACCAACTACAAAATGAGGTCAATTCTCCATGTGAAATAGTCGTAGTGACTGCCGGATTAGATGCTGTTACCGTTAGAGGTCACCCGGTCGGCGCGGTGCGCCGGACGATAGAGGGTGACGTAACGTAGAGGTTAGCTAGACGGTCTGCCTATATTCAGCCAATAAGAGCCTGACGGCAGATGCTGGTTACGGTTTGCTCTTCTGACTAACGGTATGGCTTTAGAGATAGAGGGTTGTAGGGAGAAAGAACCTTTGCGAAAGCATTTGGTTGTAATTTTCAGTTGTCGCAGTTGTCGCACCATTTTTGCGTGGGGGCCTCAAACAATTTATTTGTTTGAGGGGGGAGTTAGGGGGATTATAGGGGGTAATAGGGGTTGTAGGGGAAAGAGGGGGAAGAAAGGGGGGAAGATTGGTATACCATGATACCAACGCATACCATTCGTATCAACTGGTACGATTCGTATCGCTTGGTATGCAATAGTCGCATCCATTTCGTCTCATGCACTCCGCTTTCGTCTAATTCTTCCGTCGATCGAGGCGGATTCTACTCAAAATCAGACCTTGCCGTTTTCTCTCGATAAATAACAGACGAAAAAAGCACGGAATAGTCGCAGAGGGTAGTTTTACTACCTGACACCATTCCATGCTTTCTGATACGTTTGTTGATTGGAGATTTTAGCGGAGATTAGATTCTACCATCTGCTTGCATCTTGCGCATACGCTCCGCAGCCGCTTCTTTCTGCTCGTCCGTCATAATTCTTGTGGTTGCAAACCGAACCAGTCGCTTGGGCATCTCATACCACTTGCCGTCCTTGTCCTGCTTGACCAGCTTGTACGACACAGGCTCCCGCTCGCACAGCTTGTCGAGCTTGCGCATATACACCGGGTCAGCGGTATAAACCGATGCAGTATCTTCCGCTGCATTGAAGTTGACGATGGTCTCTTGTTCCAGTCGAGTGATGTTCATAATCGTTTTCCTCCGTTTGTTGATTGACGAAAAATATTTATGAGGTTCAGACGGTAACTTTATCGCCCTGACCCTGTTATCTGTTTTTCTTGCCTATTCTACTGTGACGATACGAGCGCAGAAGCGATGTTACATCCATACGCATTCTTTGAACTGCTGCGTTTCCATCTGGAACGTGATGTCCAGTGACCCCACGTTGCCTTCTTTGTTCTTCTCAAGTGCAAAGTGATAATGCTCTTCTGGTCTCTTTTGCGTTTTCACTTTCTGTGCCAGAAGTATGATTGCATCTGCGTCCTGCTCGATTTGCCCGGATTCTCGCAAGTCTGCGGCAGTCGGTGGAATACCAGCTCTTGCGGTCTCTCGATTGAGCTGTGCAAGTGCTACCACCAGCGTTCCTGTGGACTGTGCAAACTCATGCAGTGCCATGCTGATCTCCGTGACGGCACTGTATCGGTCTTTCGCTCCGGCTTGATGGATAAGCTGCAAATAGTCGATGAAAACCACTTTAGCTTGCATCCTGATAGACTGCGTTCTAATCCATCCCACACTCTTTCCAGCAGCAGAGCGGACAAACAGCGGATATTTTTTGATAGCTGCCAGTCGGTCAAGTTCGTTAATGCTGACGGTCTTGTTCTTGACCGTGTGCAGCGGTACGCCTAGCTGGTTTGCGATAATACGAGCATAAAGCGTGTCCGGGTCGGTCTCTAGGCTAAAATACGCCACCTTGCGTCCGTTCTTGGCCATTTCACAAGCAAGTTGCAGGGACAAAGCGGTCTTGCCAGCAGACGGTCTGCCGCCGATCACAACGAAGTTGCCCGGCACAAGATGCAAGTTGTTATCCAGAACTCTAAGCCCTGTGCTGATATATTCCGGCTTATCATCTAGCTTGCGGATGTAGTTGTCTATGCCGTCACACATCGGGATGAAATCGCTTCTCTCGTTGTGCAGGTTGATAGCTTCGCCTAGCTGCTCATAGATTCCTGTCAGGTCTGCGTATCTGGTCGATCTATCAACGATTTTGAACGCAAGCTCTCTGGCTCTGGACAATGCTGCCTGTTCCTTGACGATTCTAGCCCATCCAAGCATCATGTCATGGGTGACGTTGCGGATGAACTCTGCACCAAAGGCATCCAGACATTCACCCATTGCTTTTTTGCAGTTATCGTATCGCCCCATGACTTCTACCGGGTTCCACTTGTCGTTGTGTTCCCAATAGCCGAGAATGGCAGCGAATGTATCACGCAGTTCAGGGCAGAAATCGTCGATTTTAAGGTCTTGCAGCACATCGGCGTATTCAGAGAACGTGAGGACTGCCCCCAGCAGGATGTATTGTGTCTGATTTTCAATATTCACCGCAGAAAGTCTCCCTCGTCAGGCAATTCAGCCATTGTCTGCTGATAGCCACCGTTCCAGTCCTTTACGTTACGCATCCAGTTCCGTGCAGCAGCTTTCCAGTCCTTCATAGGCGATTTTCCGACTTTCCAACCATTTGCCGTGAAGTGGTCAACAAACCGCTCTGCTTCTGATTCCATGTAGTCCTTCTCGGAAAAGTATTCTCTTGCTTGCTCGACAGTCGGTGCCTTGAAGCGTTTTGCTTCGTTGGCATTTTTCTTTTCACATTTTTCTTTTTTATCAGATTCAGATACAGAATCAGATACAGATAAGCTACCATTCGTATCAGTTGGTATGTTTGGTATACCATTTATACCATTCGTATCCTGTGATACCATTGGTATGCTTTCGTATTTTTTATCGTTCCAACGCTTGTTTATATTTTTCTTGTTTGCTTCTCGTCTACGTCTATCACGTTCTTCCATCTTCTGCACGTTCATATCATCAAACGCCTTAACGACTTTCCAGAGCATCCGCATAGCACGATCGTTGTCGTATGCTGGCTCAAGTCCAGTCTCAACATACTGTGCATAGTTGCGGACGAATGCTCCCAATTCCTCGTCTGTCAGCTCGTCCATCGCATGAACGTGTTCCAACAGAAGAATCATTGATGTTCTCGGCTTGTGTTCCTGCTCCATTTTCAGTCCTCTTTGTAGCGTTTGTTCCATGCTTCGATGAGGTCGGCTTTGATTCTTTCCTTGTCTTTTTCAGAGGAATCATAGTAGTAAGTTTTGCTTTCCATGAAAACATAGCAGTTGCACCTATTTTCTTTGTTTCCTCTCGTAACATACATCCATCGTGTTTGGCGATAACCGCCCTCTGCAATGGTAACTTCTCCACCGCAGAATGGGCATCTCTTGAGTTCTTCCATTTTTTACCCTTTCTTCAAGCCAAGACAGACTTCCTTGTCCGCACAAATTTTCAGAAAATCAGCTTTGGATTTCTCCCTGATTTCATCCTGAATCATGCCGAGCGCAAGCTCATGTGTAAATACAGGTCTGCCTAGCAGATTTTCAATGTACCTGTGAACTTCGTTGAAGTCACACATCAAATATCCGGTATAAGCGGACACCACAATTTTTTCGTCAAGTGTCATTTCTTAAATCCCTCTCTTGTTCTGATAGCCGCCTTGAACCCGTCACAAGGCTTCTCTCCTCTGCCGTAGACCGGGCGTGTGTGCTTTGGCTTTCTTTTGTCTTTCGAATTGTAGCATCCTGATTGCGTCTCGCACTGCTTAACTGCTTTTGCAAATTTTTCAAGTTCATTGCAGAACTTGTCAGCTGCTTCCGTAAACGCTTTAAAAAAATCATTGAGTTCGTCACTCATATCATTCCTCCGGCGCATAAATGCGCATCCAATGCGTCACAGTCACACCTCTCGGCAGTCTCTCGCCTATCTCATCCCAGAACTGACCATCTGCGTAACAGCCAAGAAAATACGCTGTCGGTGAAATTACTTGCAACATTTTTCCATCTTTATCACGCCACGTTGTCTTGGTCGCAAGCAACAAAGGTTGCGTCCGCTCTCGTGGCGGTTCGCTTGCTGGATGCCAGAGTGTGTTAGCCATTTTTATACCCCGCAGTAGCAAAAACGATTACATATCCAATTAAGAAAATAGCAACATTGATAACCGCACAAGCAACAATCTTGATAACGGTGCTATCAATATATTCGTCCAAAATTTCCCAAAGGATATATCGCTCAAACAAATAAATAGGTGATACAAACAATATACCCACCATCGTTGTCAAAACGATGCCTAAGGCGACCTCACATATCGGCATTGACCTTTCTCCCTTCAATCTCCTTGCAAACCGCCTTGTAAAACGCATCCCACGTCTCATAGTCGCAGGAATCGCCAAAGTCAAAACCAGTCCGCTTTCGTTCTGCAATGTCACGCTCAAAGCAATCAAGCGTCTTGTCCGTCAGTTCCGGCAGAAGCGAGATGATGTATCTGCAAACAAGGCTAGGCATATATGATCGTCTACCCAAGCAGTAGCGGACAGCGCAGTTGCAGACCGCTCCGAAGTCGTCATTAGCTGGGTCAATCAAACCTTTAGGCTCGTCACCTTGCAAATCATATATGGTGCAGTCAAGGACGGTCGAGATTCTTAAAAGCCACCTCTCTTTACATTTGCGTTTCCCGCACTCAATAGCCGATATGAAAGCGGCTGTTACACCGATTCTGTTCGCAAGGTCTTTCTGCTTGACGTGCAGTTCAATCCTACGCTTCCTGATTTTCTCCCCTGTTGTCATTTTTATACTCCTGCCTTGTACATCGCATATAATGCCGCAAACCCAATCAAATAAATTATGACGTGGATGATTGCATCTGCAAAAACCTTTTTATTTCCATCAGGAATTTCGTTCAAAAATATATCCCATATCAAAATTTTTTCAATGAGATATGCTATCCCACATATAAATATTCCAACCAGAAAAGAAGCTAAAACCACAATCAACGCATTTCCAAGATTACTCATTCTCTTTCTTCTCCCATTCCTTGCATTCACGTTCGTCCCACACGAAGTCTGCAACGTTTTCTGACTGGTCGTTCACGCACACGCCCTCCGGCTCTGCGTACCATTTGCAAGAGCCACAGGACGGCTCATATTTGTTCTTGCAGGATTCTGCCGTGCATCGGATAGCCTTTCCAGCAGAGAACTGTTTGATTCCCATGCAAGAGCAATGTTCGGTGGTGCAGTAAACATCCATTATATCTGCCCTCTCTTTCTCCTTCTGTTGGCGTTGAACCGCCCGATCACTCGCTTATACTCTGCATAGCACTCCGGGCACAGGTCGCCTGTGTCCCTGCGCCATGCCCAGTCCTTGAAGTATTCGTCAGGGTTCATCATCCTGCAGCCCAGAACCGCTCCGCAGCGGTCACATACTCGCTTGTGGTAGATTCCTCTGTCAGTTTGCATTAGTCATCCTCCCCAACATCCTTAAACAGGATTTCTTTGTAAGTTTTCCAGTCTTTGATTTTGCACGGAATGTCTGTGCCGGGTACGGTCTTTTTCAGCCCATCCATCTGCCAGACGTTCCATGAGATGATGTCTGCAATGGCATCAATCAGCACCGGCGACATACGGTGATTCTCAATCTCATTTCCGAGCAGCGAGCGAAAATTCTCTATCAGCGTGAGGAATAAATTGCACCGTGCCAGAAGTAAGTTATCTCCTTGCCACTCGTAGCCGTATGTACTCATGTAAGCGTTCATGGCGTAGTTGAGCCAAAGGCTGTAATCCCAAACTTTCGGGTCTTTGAAGTGTTCCTTTGTTATGGCATTCAGCTTTCTATCCAGCAGACCGATTCTGTCCGGCACAGCAATCATCTGCCCTGTGGTGGTATCGTATCGACTTGTCAGGAACGGTGCTTCTCCACAAGTGACTTCAAGACAAGTCTTGTTGATGTACTCCTTCCAGTCCTCGCACTTCAGGTCGTTTTCGGCAACGTCTGCCATCTTCTTGCAAACCCAAGTCGGCGTAAACACTTCTGCTTTCTTGCTGGTTCGCTTCTTCTGGTCTGCCAGCCGTTTCTGCACACGAGGAACGAGTTGAACTTTGTCTAACTGTTCCAGTGTGATTTCATCTGCAAAGCCCACACCCAGTTCAGGCGGCGGGTCTGTTGCCCAGATGATGTTCTTACCTGTCGTATGGTCTTGCAAGAGGACAGGTAGGAACGTGCGTAGGCATGGGTCGGAGAAGTCAATCAAAGTTCCCATTGGTCAGCCCTCACCATGATTGTGTTCTTCTCTTTCAGCCAGTCCTTGACGCAATGAAAGCAATGCTCACGGTTCTGGCAACGCTCCGGGTCACGATGTTTGATAAGCTCGCAGATGCCCCGCGTAAAGTTTTCTGTAATATCCTCATCCGTCATGGAGCGGATAAAATCGCCGTTAGTCATCCTCGATTACCTCTTCTGTCACCTCTTTGTACTCCACGTCAATTCCTTTCGGCAAAGCTGTCTGGTACTTCTGGGCGAGCTGCTCTGCGCTCTGGGCATCGCCCAACGGCTGCTCAGGCGGCGCAACGGTGACTTCCACGTTGTCACGCATACCAAAGTAGTTCTTGGCTCTGAAAATCCATTCTGCAGGGTTCTCCTGACCGTACATACCGTTGTACGCCCACATGGACTGCATTTGCAGAATCAGCTTCAGGATGTACTTCTGCTGCAAGCTGTCGTCACGGCGTTTGCCCGCCATAATCTGCTTCAGGCTCACCCATTCGATGCCTAGCACCAGTGCAATCCATTCCACCACAGGGGAGATTCTGGCTTCGATGCAAGCGTCAAAAAAGAAGTCAAGGCGCTGCTGCACTTCAATCGGGTTGTTCATGTCCACGCTCGGAAGGTCGCCAAAATACTTGGCTGCAATCATGCCGATTACCTTCTTGTCCTCTTCATCACCGATTCTCGACTGCAAATCGCCTGTGTTCAGCATCTTAGACCTCGTGATTGCCAACTCTTGCTGTTCTTTCACCTTTTTACTCACCTGTGAGCGGATAGATTTCCGCTTGTTAAGCATCTGTTGTTTCTTCTTCTCGCGCTCTTTCTCACGCTTTGCAGCGGCTTCTTCTTTCGCCTTTTGCGCCCGCTTCTCACGCTTTTTCTTTTCAGCTTCGGTCAGCGGCGGTCTGCCACGACCACGCTTTGGGGGTGTTGCCATGTATCAGGCCTCCTTTGGCAGTTTTGGAATCGGCATCCAGAACCTGACCTCTTCACGTCCAACCTCTTCTATCCACTTACCGTCTCTAAATTCTCTTGTTGAAACGCAATCGTTCAAATCCAAAAACTTATATACAGCAAAGTAGATTCCATCTTTTTTCGGTTGCGAATCGTTTACGCTAATCCACTCGTTCATACTCTCACCTCTTTATCTTCGTTTCGATTTTATCCAGCTCGGTTGCAATCCACCAAATAGAGCAGCAACCGTCCAACTGCCGCCACCAAGCGCACTTTTCTTTTTCGCAGACGCACCGACCAAGCGGATTGCTGGTCATTTTCATCGGGCAGTAAAGTTCGTTGTCCATTGGTTATTCCCCGTTCATCTCATAACATTTGCTGTAGTTCTCGTTGAATCCCAAACACCAAGCTAACTCGGAAGCCATTTCCTGATAAATGCCTTTGATATTAAGCTCAGTTTCGGATTTCGCACAGCCACTATAAAGACCATACAGAAAAGCCAGCCTTTCACGCCCTACCATGTTGATATCCTGAATCATCATTCCAACCCCATCACAGCAGCCGTACAAACGGCCAGACACACGTTGACGAACAGCCAGACAAGCATTGCCTGCCGTTTTTCAAACAGGTTGTCTACCGTGTTTTTGATTGTCCGTTCGGATTGAACCACTACCGCCAGCAGGACTAGGCAGACCAGCCAGCGAGTTACAAATTCAAACATTGTTAGCTCCACCTTTCTCTCAGCTCTTTTTCGACCTGTTCTGACTTTGCGGTGATGTAATCTGCAAACTCGTCAGTGGTCATGTCCTCTTCTTTGAACTTGCCGACCATCTCCCAGTACCTGTCACCGATGCGGATGATTTTCTGCACTTGTTCATCGGTCAGGTCTGCATCGCACCGAAGGTTCTGGATCAGTGCTCCCCATGTGGCGGCGATTCCATCCAGAGCCATGCGAAAGCCGTACAACTGATTCTGTCGTGCGATTTTTCGGAGGTTGGTCGGCTTGACCTGTTTGCCGCACAGTGGGCAGTTTCCGAATTTATTCATCCGACTGCTCCTTGTTTTTAATGGTCGCTTTCAAGATCACAGTCTTTCCGTCTTTAGTATCCCAAGCGTAACCATAAAAGCCTTGTTTTTCTTCTTCTGCCTTAGAAACAAGCCAGTCTCGAACTGCTTCTACTGCTTCATCCGTAACACGAGTTTTATCTTTCCACTCTTTTCCGTTTGCTTTTACAGTTCCTGCATAAATGCCAAACATCCCGCATCCAACATGATATTCAGCCATTTTTATTCTCCTTACTCACTTTTTTCTCCTTTCAGCCAGTCGTTCAGCTTTGCCATGCAAGAGGGGCAAAGGTTGAACTCGTATTCTTGTGGACACCCGATGCTACTCACGATCATTTGAATGTTTGAAAGCATTGTGTAATCTCTCAAATCAAATGTTTCACCGCATCTGTCACACTTAATGTTCATCTTCTTCATCCTTTTTATCCGCAAAGAAAGATTCGTAGTCAAACCACTTATCGTCCAAAATGTTTCCGATGATTCTCACAGAACTTCCAAGCCCTTTTGTAGCGACACGAACATATTTGCCTTTCATTTGACCGTATTCATCAACGCCAACCGTGTCCATGATTCGCATAATTGCTTCTACACCAGCGCCGTACCCCTCAAAGTCTTTGCTCCCAAGATGTCCCTTGCCGAGAACATACCCACCATAGCAAACACCCCATCCATGACCATTAAGTACTAAATCGGAAGTTAAAACTCCGTGGTCTGCCATAGTAAGTCGAACGCTTTCAATTTGCGCGTTCTTGATTTTGTAGCCGCTTTCTTCCAGAAGTTCTTTAGTCCATTTTTTCATGCTCTTTCTCCAATCTCTTTAGCAGTCCATCCACGTCATACCGCCAATGAACACGCAGCCTTTTTGCCTTGACCTCTATCCCCTCTTGCTCTGCCCACTGCCAATGGATGCTCTTCCGGCTCTCGTTGTAACGGAACGCCAGAACCTTACTAGCAGGTATTGCAAAGGTGCGGTTGACCGCCCTGTAATTGACTATCACATGGGCGGTCTGGCCACTGTACTCCATCGCATCCACCATGTCAGTGATGTGCTTTTCCTTTCGGTATTTGCACTTTGCCTTGTCGTACTTGCCGAACACTTTTTCCAGAGGGATAGAGGGCGTTTCGATGGTTTTCAGCTCAAACAAATGGTTCATCGGGTATCGGTACACAAGGAAGTCACAGATGTTGTCGATGGAAAAGGACAGGTTCTCGTTGCCGCCGTAGTAGGTGGCAGCACTGTCTTTCAGGCGGTAGCACCACGCATCGGATGGGACGGACGCTTTGAAGTCTGCTTCAAACTGCTTGCCGGTGTTCATGTGTTGATTTCCTTGTTTACACGCTCTAATTCTTTCGGCAAATCAGGCAACGGCATCCAAAACGGATGCGCATCAGGAAGCGATGCCACAAGCAGCCACGATTCCTGAAATATGCGCCATTTGTGCTGTCTTTCGGAAAAATATACCGAAAGAACAAACAGCTCATTTTTGCCAGTATCTTTCTTTGTCGGAGGATTCTTTGCCGTTTCTCTCCATTCGTTCATCCTCGTTCACCTCTAAATTCACTTCCGAGAAACCGTTTCTTGCCTTTTTCCCGGTGCTTATCCTCATAGCCACGGTGGTACACGCTCTGGCTGTGGTTCAGCTCATACACAAAAGCTTTGCGTTCCTCGAAGTCTTTCTTCTCTGCCTTGTACTTCTCGCAAGTGTCGTGGCAGGCTTGGTGGCGTGATGGGCAGTTTTTGCAACAGGTAATCATTGTTTTACCCCCCCCCATTGTTCGGCCATTGCTTTTGCAATGCCAGGATAAGTTTTACTTCTTTCTTTTGCATGGCCACTTCCAAGCTGCCATATCCTGGTTCTTTCTTTAACTGAAAGAGACATCATGTCTTCATATACATTGTCGGTTTCGGTTAGCCTGGGAAGATTTTTTAACCACAAGCAGGTCTTCTTTTGCTCCGGATGCCCAAATTGCCAAGGATTGATAATCTGGTCCGGTTTTCTGTATAACGTAGACATTACGCATACAGGGTTTTCAATGGCAATTCGCGGAATATCTGCTTCCACAAACTTCATAAAAAACGCAGCTGCTTCAAATCGCAAGCTGAGCGGCTTTTTTCCCTCCGTAAACCACCGTGCACCAGAAACAGCCAGGTGTGTGCAGGGTGGGTGCGCAATGAGTAAGTCCCATTTGCCAACGTCATGCGTTACACCGTCCATTGTCACGACTTGCCCCCCTTCCAAAGCCTTGATCGCATCTTCAAGAATATGCCACTCAGGATGACCGCCGGACGGTTTCTGGATGTCGCATGAGTAAGCTTCGTGACCTTTTGCCCGGAACGCCTTACAGACTTCCTGTGATTCCTCGCAGGCGACTAAAACTTTCATCTTTCCAAACGCCCGTCCAGCCAGATAGCACAGCTCTTATATAAGGTAGGCGGTTCGCCTTTTGTCCCGGTAGCGTAACCGTTAGTTAAAAGGGAGATCAGAACTGTCGTCAATCACAGAGAAGTCGTCCGTGTTGCCCTGAGAGCAGTTCTGTGGTGCATCCTGCGCCCGATCAGCGGGCTTGCTGTCCGATTTGCCACCGCAGAAGTCAACCTTGTTCGCCATGATTTCCGTTGCGGTGCGGTTGTTTCCCTGCTTGTCGGTATACTTCCGGGTCTGGATGCTACCAGTCACCAGAATCAGTCTGCCCTTCTGAAACCACTTGGAAACGAACAGCGCCGTATTACCAAATGCTGTGCAGTTGAAGAAGTCGGTTTCCTTCTGACCGCCACTCTGGCGGTCGCAAGCAATGCTGAACGTGCAAACATCCTTGCCGGACTTCGTGACCTTAGCTTCGGGCGTGTGAACCAGACGACCCTGAATTGCGATAGAGTTGAGCATTGTTTAGCCCTCCTTCGGCTGTTTCTGGGCACAGTCCCAACACAGGACGCGCCCAAAGCGTTTCTTCGTGCTTCTTGCGGTTTCCAGCGGCGATACGGTGCGGTTGTTATACTGAATAGGCTGCAACTGCTTTCCGCAGCAAGCGCATGGGGGGATGGTTTCCGCTTCCGCTTGCTTTTGCGCAGGCTTGTTTGCCCTGCTTGCGGTCTGTTTTTGATACTCGTCCGTGTCAGCGTCTTTTGTATCGTCAATGCAGAACAAACCGTTCAGAGCGTACTTTCTGGCGTAACTACTTGCAGTGCCGGTAAGTTGGGAATCCGACATACCAGACTGCTGCTTAGGCTCTCTGGCGTATGCCGTGTTAGAGATTTTGTCTCCACTCTCCGAATCGTAGATTGTTGCGGTCGCTTTGATGTAGTGGTACTCGCCACTCTGTACAGGCTCATCTTCCAACACAAGGCACGCTCCATATTTTGCGAGAAGCGGCTTTACTGCTTCCAGAATGTCTTCGCAACTGCGGTAATTGTACTTACCAAAAGAATTACGCTGGCTTTTTGGTGCTTTCAGCTCGCCTTGAATTTTGGAAAGCTTCACAAGTGTTTCCATATTTCTCCTTCCATAAAGCATCTTTCGCTTTCTTAGCTTCTTCTATGGTTTTGAATCGGTATGTTTTATTGCCAAAGTGAAATGAATATCTGCGTCTTAGGCCTTTCGTTGAGCGGTCTTCGTAAATTCCATACTCGCCAGTTAAAGTGTTTCTGGTATGAACTGTATTCGCCACATTATCAGCCTGTGTTACGCAGCGAAGATTCTCAATCCTGTTGTCTGTTCTGATTCCGTTAATATGGTCGATTACTCCAACCGGCATTAGACCATAATGAAGCGCGTATATAAGACGGTGCGCTTTGTACTGTTTTCCTTTGATTTTCACAATCAAATAGCCGTCTTTGTCGTAGCTTCCAGCACTGTTTTTTCTGTCTTTTCTGTGCAATGTGCCATCAGAATCAACGTAAAACCACTTGCGAAGATACTCAACAAGTTCTCTATCGTCCATCGCTTCGCTCCTGCCCCTTCGGTGCTTTCAACTCTGACTGAACAGCCATTAGAGCTTCATGGATTTTGCTGTTATCCATCAGTTGTTCTCCTTCCTCGCTTCTTTTCTCGCTTTACGGCAAGCCGGGCAACGCTTGGGCAGTGCCATGTTATGTGATTCGAAGAAAAAGCGCTCTGCACAAGTAATCTCGAACACTTTGCCGCAGCCACGGCACGTTTTTTGAATGGAGACGGTATTGTCCCTCCAAGTGGCGCTTAACGCATTAGGAATAGCAGAAAGTTCCATAAAAGAGTCTCCCACGCTTCTTACCAGACAATGCTTCGGCGTATGGCCATTCAGTTTAAGCATTTCCTCGTAGTCTGATTTTTTGCAATTTGCACAAAGCTTTTCATCGTTTTCCGGGTATACCGAAAATGGCTTGTTGCATCTCGTACAATGTCTGATTTCTTTCTTGTATTTGCCCATTTTCTTTCCTTTCTTCGGCTTCATTAGGCTTCATTGTTCTTACTTTGGCTTAATATGGCTGTACAAAGAATCAATCTCCCCAGCACACGGAATCTGCTTCATCTGGCCGCTGCCATTCAGGTTCTTCGTCCGCTCTGGGTGCGAAGTAGTAGTCATCGGGCGGCTCAACCACGCCCCCGAACCGATCAAAACAGCCGGGGCAATCGTACATCTCGTTCATACCGTACCTCCAAGTTTCAGGATTTTTGCCTTCATCTCTTCCACAAGGGCTTCCAACTGAGATATGACATATTTCATCTTGCTGAAGCTCCTCGTTACGGAGTCCCACTGGTCTAGGTCGATTTCGACTGTATTCCACGCATGACCGCAGTTTTCGCAGAGTCTCCGTCGGATAATGTTGTCTTCGCATGATGTGCTGCGATAGATTTTGATTTTCTCACTTCCGCATGTCGGGCACTTCACTTGGCATCCCTCCACTCGTTTGTGTGATGCGGGATGCGCTTGATTTTCCGGTTCTCTTGCTCCATGCGCTCGTTTTCGGCGTTTACACCAATTGTGGCCAAAATCAAAGCCACAAGAAATACAGCCAGAGCAAGGAACGTGTATCCAAGCATCTCCCATCCGTTCGCCGAGTTCTCAATGGCGTTTCCGCACCCAAGAGCTACGATAGCAAGCGAAATGCTCATAAAGCACAGCACCGTGCCTTTAACTGTTTTCATCTCTCTTCACCTCTTTCAAAATAATGTCGAATCCGTTCGGCTTTTTCTCGTTGATGACTATTTTTGCATTCAACGCCTTTGCAATTTTTAGAAGCGTATCGACCCGAACGGAACTTTTCTGCTTCTTTCGCTTGCCCAAAATGCTGTAAATCGTCGGCCTTGATACTCCCGATCTACGGCTAATGTCGTTGATGTTAAAGTACCTGACCCTCATTGCATCTTCCAGCGTCATGCCTTTTTACCAACACCGAAAATCCAAATGGTTGCCATCAGAGCGCTAACGCCAATGATGTACCATGTCGCCTTAGCTCCGACCAAAATCTCGATGTGATGCACAAGCCAGAAGTTCAGCAGAAACGCTGCGAGAATCAACGCTAAGACAATGCCCCAGATCAGGACGATTTCCACGAGTGCTTTCATCTTTCTCCTTTCGTTTGTTGATGCGTTCCAGCCGTTTCTTCTCCCGGCTATGCCAGCGGATTTCCCGCTGACCGTAGTATTTACCGTTCATCAGGAGCCTTCACCTTTCCTTGTGCAAGTAAAGTACTGTAATGGCCGTAGCTCATGCCGTATCGCTTTGCAGCATCGTTCATCTGGCGCACGGTGTATTTTGGAGGTTCGTGCTTTTGAGGTCTCGCACGTTCTGGCTCCTGCACATCCCAAGTAATTTTGAACTCGCCAGATGCTTTTATTTCTTTCAGCTCTTTTTGCTTTTTGGCTTTGTACTTTTTGGTCAAAGCCTTGTTTGCGTCTGCTGCGCATTCAGGGTGATACTTCTGAGACCAGAACTTCCGAACCATTGGCTTTTTGCACCAAGCGCATAAAGCCGGTTCTGGTTCAATCTTGATTCCTTTCTTTATAAGGGCCTGCCGTTCTCTGCGAACAATGATTTTACATTCTTCGCAGTATTTCTTACATGGGTTTACGAGGCCAAGAAAGACACCGCAGCGCTCACAATATTTTTCTTCCACGCTGCATCTCCTCTTTCAGCCTTGCTTCTCTGTTATGCCGTTCAAAGCACTGGTTGATGGATTTCTCCATCCACAACACCTTGTTGGCATCGTTTCTGGATACGCCAGCTGCCATTGCAAGCTTCAGTCTGCGCTTGCTGCTTTGCGCTTTGCGAAATTTTATCACCAGCACTCACCAGCCTTTTTGATGATGAACGCAGGCA